AACATTTAACGCTATATTTTCCGTCTTTGCATAAGCAACCGCGTTTGCCACCTTGCGGTGAACTTTTCGTTTGTTCCTTTACTTTACTCATTTTCCTTGGCTTTTATATAATTTAACGTAATTTTTAGAACCTTTGATTTGCGAACATTTCGTTTTAGCGTGTACACCTTTGCGTTTTTTTCTTGGCTTTCTAACGAATGAAATTGTTGATGTTTTAACCTTTGCCATTTTCGATTTGTTTTAATTTAGATTCCGACCAAGTTAATGCGGCTTTACCGCCCCAAAGCAAATAAGAAATATAACCGCAATCGTTTGAATCGCCTTGGTTGTAATATACCTCCGCTCGGCTTAAATAACTATACATTCTTTTGATTGTTTCAACGCTTACTTTTTCGCCGTTTGCCAATTGTTGGGCGCGTATTTTACCAACTTGCGTAGCGCATTTATTACCATTCTTTTCGTTAAGTAATATACCACGTTGTGCGTTTCTTTTAACAACGCTTGGATAATCATTATATGATTCCTCCGCTAATTCATTTCCTTTTAATACGTTTTTGATTTGCTCGATTAAATACTCTTTTTCTTCGTCCATTGTTTTACGCAAACTCGTTTCCAAACTCATTTCGTATTTATCCGCAAAATAACCTTCGATTGAAAAACCTTTAACCTTACCCTCTTTAACATCGTTCCAAACGTTTTCGTTGTTTACTTTCATCGAAATCATCCAAGTTCCTTTTGGCAAATCGAATCCGTAAAGTTTGGATTTGTCTTTTTGTTCGTCTTCGATTATCCACGATTCAACAACGGACATTCCCTCCAAAGTTTTAGAATGTTCATAAGTTGCGTTACTTTGATTATGATTGATAAAAAATAATTCGCTCGCTTTTCGTACCGTGTCCTCGGAAAAGTAAATGTAAAATTCTCCGTGTTTTTTATTGCGTCGATAAATTTGTTTGTTCGGTATTAATGCCGCACCCATCAATAATTTTTTTTCTTTATCAATAGCGCTAAACGTAATTTGTTGGTTGCTTAGTTTTACGAAGTTTTCACCTATTGCTGGGTCATTGACTACGGAAATAGCATAAACTCCCATTTCTTCGTTTTCTTCGTCAAGAATTAATTCTAATATTTTCATAATTTACATTTGTCCGATTCCTATTCTATTCCTATCTAACGATTGTTGCGTTGTTACCTCGCTACCAACTACGTATGCTTTAATTGGTTGTTGTTGTAATTGCGCTAATTGGTTGATGTTATTATTTCCAACCACGTTAAAATTAGGCGCAACGATTCCACTACTCATTGAACCACCGCCACCACCACCGCCACCGGATGTTGAAGGTGCGGGAGGGGGCGCACCACCCGCGCCGATTTCCTTTAACGCTTTTGCCGTTGCTGCGATGTTTGCTGCTATTCCTAACCCCGTTGAAATGTTGTTCATCGCGATAACTGGAACGGCAGCTGCTCCGCTTGTGTATATTGCTTGTGGTGTTGTTAATGCGCCCGCGTTTGCCAACTTATTGGCTATAATCATTTTTGCAATACCAACCGCCGATTCAATTAAAATTGCGGTTTTTTGTACGCCTTTAGATTTTCCAAATAAATCTTTCATTAAATTATTTGCTTGCAACGCTAAATCCAAACCTTGTTGTTGTACTGCGGCTTTGTGTTGCAACATTTCGTTATCTAATTTCTTTTGGTTGTCTAAATTAGTTTTACCGTATTTTAATGCAATACCGTTTAATTCATTTTGCTTTGCCTCTTCGATTATCTTTAATTGCTCCGCGTTACCTTGTGCGCTTTGTTCAATTGCGTAATATTTTTGTCTTATTAACTCCTCCTCGTATTGTTGTTCGGTCAAAGTTCGTTTTAATTTAGCTTGGAAATTTTCCTCTTGTAAATCTTCGATTTTTTGCAAGTAATCATTTTCCGATTCAACACGTAAATCGTTAGCAGTTTTTTGGGCATCTAAAACAATTTTTTCTTTTTCCTTTCGTGCCTCCTCCGCTTTATCGTCAAACTCTTTTTTTATCTTTTCTAAATCTAATTGTAAGTTGATTTCTATTTGTTTGATTAAATCGTTTTTTTGCTTTGAACTTGCGTTTAATTTTCTTATGTCTTCGATTCTATTTTTTGCCTCAAGTTTTAATTGCTCTTCGCGTTGTGTTCTTTCGTCTTGAATAGCTCGTATTTTTTCAGAGGCTAATTCTCGCGCTAATTGGAAATTGTTTTGTTGCAATTCTTGTTGCCTTTGAATAGCTTCGTTATGCTTTCTTGTTTCCTCTGCGCTTGTTTTTTGTTCCTCCTTAACAACCGCGCCCTCTTTTTTTAGGCTTGCAATTTTTGAATTAATTGATTTCTCCGCTTGGTCTAACGCGGTAATTTGTTTGTCCAAATCTTTGGTTGTTGCGTTGACAACATCGCGGTAATCCATTGCGGCAATTTCTGCGTTTTCCGCTCCAGTTGAATAACCAATAAAACCATTCGCTGCCGAACTTCCAATGTCCAACGTAAACTCCCCCGCGTGTTCCGCTGCCTCCGCAATTACATCTAATTGTTCTTTTATTTTCTTTTGCATTACCTCAGCGCGTACCTCGCTTACTGCGCGTACCTCCGCTTGTAATTGCAACAATTGAACGTTTTTAATTAATGCGTTATTGATTTGGTCAATACTATTTTTTTCCGCGTTGATATTCGATAATAACGAAGGGTAATCTTTTTGGAATTGTTTAACCAAGGCGGTTTTATCCGCTCTTGTAATCGATTCATCTTTTAACGATTTACTCAATTTATCAGCGGCGCTTATCTCTTTACTAATTGCAGCGGTTGCGGTTTGAGTAACTTGGTTTTGTATTTTTGTGGCGGCGGCTACGCTATTCATTCCACCGCGTAATTTGTCAAAATTTGCAATTAACAAACCAACGCCCGTTAATAATAACCCAATTCCAGTAATGGCAAAGGCTTTACCCGCGCTTGTCATTCCAGCAAAAGCGTTTTTCGCAACTGCGCCCAATTGTTTAAAAGAATCTTTTGCCTCTCCTAACGATTGCAAACCTTGACTTAATGCCATTGCGCTTTGCACCTTCAGCATCATTTGTTGAACCTCTTGAGATTCCGTACCAAGCAAACCCATTGCCCCCGTTACCGCACTAAATCCACCAGCAACACCGCTTAACGATGCGGTTAACGCTTTAAATTTTGCATCTGGGTTGAATGCATCGGTTAACGCTTTCGCGTCTCCAATTCTATCTTTTAAATCCGCGGCTTTCTTTGCGGCGTTTACTGCCTCTCTTGACGTAGCGCCGAATTTATCCGATAAAACTTGAACCTCTCTTTGTGCCTCTTTTAACTGCGCCTTTAAACTTTGCGTGTTATCTTTAACCTCAAGTTCAATTACCCGTTTTTCCGCCATTTGCCTTTTTTATATATAACTCTCGAACCTTTTGTTTGTACGCCCCTTTCAACGTAGGTTTGATTTCGTATTTACCTTTTGCGATTTCTATTATCTCGCTTTGCCCTAAATGTTCGCCAGCGGATAACAATTTAATGATTTGTTTTAGTATCATATTATTCTATAATTATATCATCCTCACTCGGAGGAGGTATTAAACTTTCGGGGTCAATCGGCATAAAATCATTTAATAACCTTAAAGTTGCTTCTCCCGTTGTTAGATTTATTTGCATATCATTGATAATAAACCTTTTGTCTCGTATTATTACCCTATCACATAAACGTATTTTGGTTAATATGGAAATCGGCAACACCGTTTTTACCGTGGTAATTCGGTTCTTTAAATTATATAAGTTATAAAGATATTGAAAATAATACGTTGCGAAAATGCTTTGTTGAATAGCAACTAAATGATACGTACTGGTTTCGGGCGCAAAATTTAAACTATATTGAACGCCCGTTGTGCTATTGGTATAATCTTGCCCAAACATTACGTAATTATCTATATTCGCATTGTTGCCAATTGCATCCTTAAAGTGTATATCGTGCGGTAATCCAGTAACGTTACCATATCTATAAAGTAAAACGGGTTTTGGTATGTATGGCGCTAAGCTTGAATTCAACGCATACCCAACTTGTAAACCGCTTGGTGTACCGCTATGAAAAAAATGGTTAAACATTAAGTTTTCAAACGGAACTTGTACGCTATATTCCGCGCCATCGTAACTATAAATATGCTCCGTGTTTCCATACTCTTTTTTATACGATTGGAAATAATATTTATTTAGTACGCTTTCGCTCGTTTCGTATTTGAAACTTATTTTTTTGTATAATGGAACTTTTGCAACCTCGATTGAATCAACATCCGTAAAGCGTGTAATATCGTAAATTCTACCTTGCGTGTACCAATTTAAAAGGGGTTCAATTGTATATTCGTTTTCTCCAGTATTTTCAACTACTAAATTAAACTCCTTTAAAATTCCGCTCATAAAATCAACTACTTTCATATCCGGAGCAAAGTTCGAAAGGTTGATATTACTAATTAAATTTTGTGTTGAACAACTATACGTAACACTATTTATATAAGTTCCTAACGTCGGTTCGGTATCCCATATTTGATAAATTAAATTAAAATCAATACTTAACCCCTCATCCGCTCGCACCTTTAATTGTACGGCATCATTTAACCCCGAAACGTTTGTTGCGGCGTACATTAAACCATATGTTGTTGAACCGTTAATTGTTCCGTTAATACCCGTATGCGTCGCAGTTAAAACACCATTTACGTAGACATCAACGTAATACTGCGTTGTGGTACTACTCACAAAAATAACATCCAATAAAACACGATGTAAGGTAACGGTAAAATTGGTTGCTGGCGAAACTTGGTATTGAACATTTACAATATTTAAAGAGGTGTCTACAAATGGCGTTGGGTCTACTGTTGTAACCGATTGCGCTATTTTAACCTCCCAATCTACGTAATTTGCATCGGTAGTTACGTTTGGAATGTCGCGGTTTTTAAACCACAAATAAACGTTTCTAAATTCTTCCGTAGAAAAAAACGAACTATTAAATGTAACGTTATATTTTAACTCAATTAAGTTAATAAGCTTGTTTAGCGTTATCGCGGGGAATAACTCACGTAATACGTTTATCGCCCCCGTTGATGTATGTATATTGTTATTAGTTGTTGTTGCGGTTAAATAGTTTGGATTCGTTATCGTTGGTTGCGTGCCTCCGTATTCCCAAATCCGATTTGATGTAATTAAAGGGTATTGCACATCGCTCGTAATACTTCCGTTGATTCTACCAAAAACTTGCGCCCAATTATACGTATGCGATAATGTACTATAATCCAAATCGGCTAATTTATCCTCGCCGAATAAATCTTTTAACGTGACTAATTTTCCGTAAAATGTAATGGTATAACTTTTTGCTTTACCCTTTTCAACTACGGATTTTTCCAGTTGAATTTTTCCGCTTTTATACGTTGTTAAATCTATTTCAATGTAACCATCGCGCCGTAAATTATGGTCAATTGGTGAATCAACATCCGTTTCGTAAAAATGCTGGAAAACTTGGTTATTTCTTGGGGTTGCTGGTACGGTAAAGGATTGAGAAATTTCCGTTTTCGTTTTGTTAATATCGTACACGTCTTGAACGCTCGAACTTATTTGAACTTGTTCGTCTTCAAATAAATCTAATTCGATTCCCTCAATAAATACCTTTACGTCTCGTTTCATTAAATTACGCTATGGATTACGTCAAACGCTAATTCTATTTCGATTTGATAATTAATCGTCTTTTGGTTGATGTTCTTAAACTTATTAATGGATTTAGTGTTTACCTTTACTGGTATTCTTTGAACTCCGTTTTGCCAAATAACGCGCTCACTTAATAATAATTCTTGTATCGTTTCACCATACGATTCATCAACCCAACCCGTATTAATTAAATATCGACGCGTTCCATTACTATTCATTACGTGCCTTTGTCCCTCGCTTACAAGCGTAGGTATTAATTGAGACGGCATTAAATTATACGTGGACGAATTTACATCTAATAATTCTTGAGATGCTTTAAAGAAAAATTCACGTTGCCAACCTCCAAATTTATTAATAAAATCAATAGTCATTGGTTCATAACGGCATTCCGTTTTCGGGTAAAAATAACCCGTCCATTGCAAAACATTTAAATTATTAAATATTTGTAATGTGTTTCCAGTTGCGTAATTCCCTTCGTGAACACGTTTAATATCAAAAACCCCATCAGCGGTAAATGCATAGGTAACGGGTGTACCTCCTCCAAACGGCGTATGTACATAATACCAACTCCTTTTTACTTTTGCCGTTACTATTCCCGCTCGATGCGCTGGGTTTGCATTTGGATTATTTGCGCTATCGTCCCAATAATAATGAGATGTACCATTACCAAGTAATACATTACCCCTATCTATATTTACCCCCTCTTCGTATAACCCGTAACCATCATAAGCCATATCCGTTACCGTTTGGTCTAAAACATAAACCCCACCAATAAAATTATATGTACGATATTGAATGTTTACGTATTCGTCTTCCGAGGTTAAAAACTGATTTGTCATATAATTAATTCCGTTGAATTTATGCGTTAAAAATTCACGGATATATGCGCTAATATTATAATACGTTTTCGTATTTGTTGAACTCGGTATTAACTTGCTTAACGTGTACGTTGGTGTTGTTGGTTGCGTACCCGTGTAATACCATAAATCTATTTCGATTTTGGAACCAGTTTGTAAAGCGTTATCCACTAAAACGATATGTGGACTACGTGCGTTTATTGCCATATTTTTTTATTATTTCATCCAATGCAGCTAATGTAATTTTTTCCGCATCTAATCCGTACTTTTCTATTAACTCATTTGGTAACGTTTTGTATGCCGTCTCAACCGCTTTCGTAAAAAACAAACTCGGCTCAATACCCTTAATATAAATACTTCGGGCAATTAGGAATTGAATTGATTTGGCAAACCCTACCGATTTAATACTACGTCCCGTAAATTTACCTTTGATTCGTGGCGCTATTCCCCTTCGAACTATCCATTTATCCAGTTTACTCGGAGGGGGCATTTTAGTTTTATAGCTAAATGGGGTATTATATTTTTGCTTTACACCGCTTACCCCTTTGTCTTGGTAAATTCCGTATTCCTCCATATCAAAATAAATGCCTATTGAATTGGGCATTGCTTTAACCTCTATATCGATTGAATCGGAAAGTTTTCCGGATGCGTTTTTACCTTTTTGCGCTAAGTTTTTTCGCGCCTCCTTAATTACTTTGTCGCGGAATTTTTGTAAATGCTTATATGTTTCTTGTTCATTCATTAACAACGCGTCATTTCATTGGGGCAAATTATGTTTAATGTCATCGCCCAACCAACTAAATTATTTTCGAATCGCTCGGTAAATGGTTCGCACGTTGGTACGTCTTCCACAACAAAATTAAGGTTATAAAGGTTTCCGCTTTTCAACATTTTAAAACATCTGTTCAAAATTTGCAACGTGGAATTTAACGCGTCGTTGGTATTATCTCTCGTTTCCCATTTGGTGTTATCTTCCTCCTTTACGTTATCGGTTATATCCATCGCAAAAATAGTTAACGTAAATCGTTGGATGTTAGTTTCAAATTGCGCTTGCGTTACCATTGTATGTACCAGCGGGAAAATGGTTTGTTTGGCAATATCAACATCGAAAATATCTCCGTTCGTTACCGTGTTAACCAATGGGTCATTATCAAAATGGTTTTTTAATTCTTTGATTAATTCGTAATATCCTTTCATCTTTTCATATTTCTTTTAAATTCGATTTCTTCGATTTCGTTTTTTTGCTTTTCAAAGGTGAGGAAAGTGAGGCATTGATGTAATTGTAAGTTTGTAATTTCATCAAATCGTCTGACATCTCCGTGAGCAACTGCGTAAATGCTTGAATACCACCCCCATTGTTTATTAAATTGCTCCCTTTCATTAAAACTCGGCGCTCTTTCCGGTTCATTGTTTTCATCGTCTCCAAATAATTGCTTGTACTCCTTAACAATTCTGCTCCTAAATTGTAAAAAAAAACCCGCGCTGAAATCGCTATTTCCATTGGAATAAATTTCATAAACTCGTGGAATTCCTCACTTGCCGTATATGGCGCAATTTGGTAACGTTCCTTTTCTTTTTTAATAATTGGTCGATACATTACTGCCATTGCTTTGTGGTAATCGTCCCAGTTATTTAAATGGTGTTCTAAATCAATATATTCACCCCACGTTATATTTTCAAGGTTAGGAATAAATCCAAATTCCATATCCTTATATTTCCACGTTTGGTAAAAATTTGGCTTTACGCTAAATATTTTTTGGAAGTGTTCCAATAAGCCTTGCAACTCCGTGTACTTTATTTTTACCACATCCTTTAACTGGATTCCGCAAAATATCTCAATCATTTTTTGAACTATAAATTCCTCATCGTTAGAATTTTCTTGAACCTTTAGGAATTTTTGGTAATTCACTAAGGGTATTTCGCTAATTGAACTTGGTAATGTTAATTCTAATTGCATATCTATTAAACTATTTATTCGTCTTTTTGTATTCCAAAACAAAAAGATACGCCTTTAAAAGCATATCAAAATGCACCGCAAACCTTGCGAGGTTGTTAAAAACTATTTGCACCCTTACCCCCTTACGTTCGTAAATGTATTCCTCGATTACTCGAATCATTACTAACATATCGTCGGTTTTACCGTATTGCATAAACACCGTATTGCGCTCCTATTCCTAACGTTTCCATTTCGTGATACCTAAATGCATCGATAGCGTGATTATTAAAATCGATTGGTTTGTTTAGTCGCTTGCCTTGTTTGTCCGTGTCCCAAATGTACGAGCGTAATTCTTTGATTAAATTACCGCTATTCGCAGTTACTAAGTATTCGTTGCGTTGGATAACGTCTATTCCGTAGTTAATCGAATCCTTACCTTTGGTTACTCCTTTAATTATTACCCCAAAGCGTTTAATTTCGTCAATGGATTTTGGTTCGGAACTATCCGCGTAAACGGGTACGTGTTTTGGTAGTAACTTGGCTATTTCGCTATTTAATAACCCCGTTTGGTACACCAACTCGTTTACTATCCGTTGCCCGTTGTAATTGTATATTTCTATTATTGCAGTCGGGTCATTGGTATAACCAAAATCCAAACCTATTCCAAGCAACTTTGCCTCGCTGGGTATCGTGTCAATTTGTTTCCAGTTTGAAAATACAACCCCCTCTAACATTCCTAATTGACCTTCGCCGTATACCTTCCACCAATTTGCCCAATAACTTGACGTCTTCGCTTTCTCTTTGTTCTTTTCGATTTGTTCGATAATTGATTGGTCTAACGCTTCGTTATCTTTGTACGTCAATATTAAAAAATCGGAGTCGGGTTCATCCTTTAATTCCGTATGTACCCAAAATTCGTTTGCGGGGTTGAAATCTAAATAAACCTCTTTTCGTGTTCGAATAGCCAACTCGTTATAGGAATCAAAGGTAACGTTATTACATTCGTTGATATAAAGAATGTCGCGCCTTGCACCACGTAGTTTACTCGAATCGTCCGCGGAAAAGAATTCAATAACGCTTCCGTTGGCGAACTCGTAACGCAGTAAAGATTTGTTAAACCTATCTTCGAAAAAACGTCCCGTCCATTTCATTATTTTTAGGAAATCCTTTAACGCACCCCTTCGTAAATGGGGTATTGTTTCCGCGACTATTGATATTTCCAACCCTTCGTGACGTGCGGCTTTATCAATTAACACGGGAATTATTCCGAACGTCTTACCCGCGCTCGTACCGCCTTGGATAATCTTAATTCGTTTTTTAAGATTCAGTATCTTCTTGATTGCCGTTGTCTTCTTGAACATCGGGGAATAATGGTTGCTCTACGTTTGTAATTTCTTTTTTCTCAACAAGGTTGTTTAGACGTGCCGTAATACTTGCGTTATATATTCCAGCCATACCCCCGCCGATTTGGTCGTTTCGAACTTCCTTGCGTATACGCGTAACGATAGTTAAAAAGCGTTTGTATCTTCCGTTAGTATTCGCAAAATAATGGCTTAAATCTCCTATAATGCCTAAATCCGCGCAATAGCATTCGAACCCTTCTATGGTTAACGGGCGTTCTAATTCGCTATATTCGCTTCGTCCCTCTTTACCTACGAAAGTATGTTTTAGAATAGGATTATTTTTTACGTGTCTTTTGTACTCCGTGAATAGTTCCCAAAGGTGTTCTGGTGAATGTATTTTATTTGGTCTTCCGTGTCCCATTGTTTTCGTGTTTTGATAGTTTAGATTCTTCAAATGTAGACGAACAAACCGCCAAACGTTGGTCTTGTTTTGGAAATTCTTTAATCATTGTATCGTCCCCCATACAACGAATTACGAATTCTTGTTTATTCTCCCTCTTGTTTGGTTGTGGAATAGGCATTATATACAATTTTTAATTGATTGACCATTTCTATAACGCAACTACCGCACGTTGTATATTGCAGTTTTTGATTAAAAACACGGTTGTTTATTTCCAGTAAGCGTAATTGTTCGCTTGGTCTTACCATACGGTTACCGCTGGTAAAGTAGTTGTGTAAATAATCGTATTCGTCTTCCGTTAGCGGGTTCGTGTTTCGCTTGAATAGGTTGTTTATTTTGCTGGTTATCTTTGCGCCCCATTCGTTTAACGCCTCTTTACGTTCATCGCAGCCGCAATCCTCACCAACTAAATGTTTAACAATTGCTTTTATTCCGGTTGCCTTCGTTACTTTTTCGACTGCATCGCCTAATTGAATAGGTTCTTTTTTCTTTACTCGTTTATTCATTGTTTTTATAATTATTCCATTCGTTTAATGTTGCCTTTTTTATCCGTGTTTTGCAACTTTTCAAAGAGGTAAAAATGCTTTTCGAACTAATTTTTGTTTTCTCGCTAATCTTACGAATTGACATTTGTTCGTCTCGGTAAATTGACCATAATTTTTGGTCGTACCAATGCCAGTTTGAAACCTCTTTTTCAATTGCGTTTTCTAATTCAATATAATTATTTAAATTGGATTCGTCTTCGCGTATGTTATGCAAATTTGATAAATCAATAAATTCGGGGCGATTGCCTTTTTGCATCAACAAAAACGTATTTCTCAAAACAAAATAAATATAAGGCTTGTTTACTTTGCCGTCAATTATGCATAAATTTTCGCTGGAATATTTCATTAACCTTATATACACCTCTTGTACTATGTCCTCAGCAAATAAGTTGCCACCAAACATTTTGGTGATTCTAACCCATTCTTTATGCTCTTTTGCTATTTGAGTAATCCAATTCATTTGTTTAGATTGTCATCAAATATAATGTTTATATTTTAATTAAACTTATTTGAACCCTTTTTGTTGTCGGTAAACGTATTCGTCCAATGTTCGAAGGGTTTTAATGCTTACCAACGCTCCACTTAAGAATCTATCTATTGTATATTGGTGCATTTTTAACCCTTTGGATTTTATTTCCTTTACAACTTGGTTTCGTGTTTTGGTAAGGAGTATATTTTTCAACTCCTTACGTAAGCTATTATCGTCTATAAACATAATTAAAAGGGTAAATCGTCGTTTTCAATTATTTGCGTGTTAACTTGTTTCGGGGTTTCGTTAGTTCGGGGTTCGCTAAATGAACACGAAAAGTATTTCATTCCTTTCGAAGATTCCTTTAGCCATAAAGCTATTTCCATTTCTTTGCCGTTTACATTTACTTTTCCTCGGTAGTCGGGTTGATTACCTTGTTTTTTGTCGTTCTTAAAAATTGCTCCCGTGTTTACTTTTGTTTCCATTTTTTATTTATTTAAGTTTATTTCGTTTTCGTTTAGGCTATCGTTTAGAAAATCTTGTAGCCTTTCTACTATCTTCCATTCGTCTTCGTTTAGTTCTTCGTACTTGTATAACTTAC